GGTTATAGCGATATGATAAGAAAGATTGCTCACCAGAAGTATATGTACCACTTTCTGCACTTATAACTCTTAGTGTATCAACAAGGCCACCTAACGATCTGTCTGATTCTAGAGCAGTTTTAATAGATCCTTCTCCAGTACCTGCTAAAAATTCATCAAGTTTGTCTTGTGCTGTTCTTTCTGATATTCTTTGTACAATTACATAGATATCTACAGATGCTTGGTCTAAGCCACGAGCATTATCTATATCAAATGTAAAATCAAGTTGACCAACCACTGCAGCAGGTGGAGTTACCACATCTGGGATTGTGTCGTATACACGCAAGCGTGTTATAGTTTGTAAATTCTTTTTTAGCGCATCTCTTACAGGACCAATATTTAACATTAGTATGCCAAACCAAAGTTTCTGCGGTATGTCTTAAGAAGCATCTCAACATCTGGATCTAGACGAGAATTTAAACGAACTGTTCCCAATTCTACAGATCCAGCAATACCAAATGGAGATTGCTTTCTAACAAATAATCTTGATGCCTGTATCTTGCAGGCTAATTCTACTTCATATGGAATTGATGAATAACCCCATACGCCAGTTATTTTAACTGTTTGTGGAAAGAAGTATGGCCAAACATATGTTCTAACTGCTAATAGTCTGGTTACAGGTCTTCCTAATTCTGGATTATTAATAGGTTCATACATAACATCTGTATCTAGATCCCAAATTTGTGTAAATGGTCCAGATTGATTTGCTCTTGATGCTATCTCTGTTGGTTGAATAAGGTCATCTATTTCTAAATACCACGGACTTACTGGTGTGTAATATTTAACTACAGGTGATGCTAATGTGCCTTCTTGATAAAACCCTCTTTGGCAGTAGTCATCAATCATGCGACTTGCAGCAAGAATCGCTGCTTGAATATCAGTATCATCAATACTGTCTTCAATTTGCAGTGCATTCCTTACATCTGCCAAAGTCGTATAGACATTAGTTGGCTGAATGTTAGTATTAATTGTAGGTCTACTCATTTACTCCTCTTCTCCAATTTGGGCAACATTGCTTTCTCTGTCTTAGGTAGTGCTGTTGCTGTTTGTTTTTTAATTTTAAATATTTTTTTAAGTTTTTTCATTTTTACCCCTTCTTAAATAGGACAGGACCGCATTGAGGGGCGGGTGGCGGACCTGCCCTACCCTTAGATTGCTCTAGGTATTACCTAGGGCTAGGTTTTAAGGCCTAACCCTAAGTAAATATTTAGACTAGAATGTAGGTGCTACTAGACCAGTTCCAGAAATTTTGGAAACTGCTCCTGGATAACGACCAGCAGTGAATGCTGCATATCCATAGACTACAGACTTGATTGTGAGTGAGCCTGCACCAGTTGCATCAAAGTTTAATGCGAATGGTGATCCTGCTTGCTCCCAAAGGTGTAGTTCTCCTGCATTTACGCAGTAGATCTGATCTTCGTTAGTACCAGCACCTGCTGTTGTTGTAACATTTGCATCTGCGATGATAGGTAGACCCAGCATTGTGTAACCTGAGTTACCATATGCTGCTGATCCTGCACCTGTTGCAACTGCGTTCATTGGGCCGTTTAGGGCTGGAAGAACGAGTGGACGTTGTGAACCATCTACGCCTGCAAGCAAGAATGCTAGACGGCGTGGGTGCATAATCCAGTGTGTAGGATTTTGAAATACAGATGTTTGAATTAACTGGTAAGCATCTGCCAATTTTGGATACAATTCCGCAACTGTAGGTGATGCTTCTGTGAATGTAACATCGTTGATACCTGATGTTTGACGGATACCAAGCATTGCACCTGAGTTACCATCACCGTTAAGGATCTGGTTGTCAAGTGTTGTGTGCCATCCACGAATAAGGTCTTGAATGATGAACTGGTCAATGCCTGTTCCTCTTTCAATTGCTTGTTTTGAGATATCCTGTTGGCCTGCAATCGTTCTTACGTTCACAGTCAATAGTGTATCGTCAGCATTTGTATTTGATACTGCATCATTTTCAGCAGCCTGAACTGCAGTTGATGTACCAGTAGTCATGCGTGAGATATTTAGTGTCATACCTGCTGCTGGCAATGCCATCTTGTTTGTTGCGAAGTCTGCTGTTGGGCGACCTGCACGAGCAAATGGTGCTGCTAAATCAACTAAGTATTGAGGAATTACGAGACCAGCAAAGTTGCCAGTTCCTACTGCACGACGCTCAATTTCCTCTTCACGAGAGTGACGAGCAAGACGCTCTGATGCTGCATAGTCATTGCTGAACTTAGCAGTAAATGCATCCTTAACGAATGAAACATCTGTATTCTCTGGTGAGTATGTACGTGCTTCACGAGTTACTGTTGCTCCGCCAGACTTTGGCATTGCAAAGTTAGCAACTGTTGAGCGTGCTTCTGATGCCTTAGCATCTGCTGCTGCTTGAGCAGTTAACTTTTCAATCTTTGAATCTAGTGTGCGTGACTCTTCAACCAAGGCGTCAACCTTTGCTGATTCATCTTCTGTAAGGTCTGTACGATTCTCTACGGCTACTGCCTCAAGAATTGCATCCATTTCAACCTTAACTGCATCACGGCGTTCAATTACTTTGTCTAAATAAGACATTATATTGTTCTCCTTTTGTGAGTTTGTTAATTTGAGGTGGTGGTTATGGATTTCACGACGCTTACGGGTGTGAACCTAACTCCGACTTCTGCCTATCTTGTTAGATAGGAATATTATTTTATTCTATTTACCTTTGCTTGTGCTAAACGAAGAGACATTGATCTTGGCATGTTATCTGGTAAGAAGTTTAGGACTGATGGGAAATCTCCAACAATCTTTGCACCTTCTCCAGGAACATCTGTTATTTCTAAAACGTTAGCAGCCTCTTCTTTTGGTTCTGGAAGTGGGTCAATCGCTGTTAGTTCAGACATTTTGTGTCCAACAAGAGTATCAGTTGCTTTCCAGCCACCTTCTACTTCTTTGTATACACGAATGAGAACTGCTGGATCTCCTTCTTCTGCATTGATAGTGAAACTTGAATTAGGAACATTAATAGATCCTTCTTTCTTAATTTCTACAATACGACCTCTTGCAATACCACCAGATGAGTTCCAACGAACAAAATCTCCAACTGCTTCACGCTTAGACATTTCTAATTCATCTTCTTCTACATCAATTAATGGATAAATAGAATCTTCTTCCATTTCACCCTCTCCAAACATCATAGACATTACTTCTACTGCCTTCATGATGTACTCATGGCCTTCAGATAAGTCTCCAAAGATTTGTTTTAATACTAATAGTGATTCGCCTGTTACTTCTCTTCCCGCCTTTATTTCTTGCATGGCTCTCTTTATTGCTTCTCTAGCCTCTACAGAAGTTGTTGGGTATGCAGGATATGTGACAATTGATACATCGCCATCAGCCAAGGATACCTCAGTTAGAAGTCTTTCTGAACGATCTTCGTTATACTTTTGACGAATAACTCTAAATGCAAACGACATTTGATCAACATCACCACGAGCAACAAGTGTATATAGATCTCTTGCTTCTTGTGTGTTTGCTAGTTCTGCTTCAAAATATAATCCTTTTTCATCTTCGTACAATCTCATTGTACCGTTTTTAGTTCTGGCCATAGGTAATCCTTCATGGTTAACCAATAAACGAACATCTGGTGTCTCAGATAGTGTTTTTCTGAATGCTCCTGGAGCAATCTTCTCAATAAACGGAAGTGGCAATGATGCTTCGTTGAACACTGCGGCATATCCTGCCATACGCATAGTTCCGTCTTCTGATTCTCGTGTCTCTATGTCTCTGACCGTAAAGGTACGGCGTTCAGTCTTTTTCATCTTGCTCCTTGCCTTATTAGTTTCGTTGTTTAATTTATCTATTTGGCGTTGTGCCCAATTTTGTGCGGCATCGTCAAAGTTTGAATTACCACCCCAAAGCAACCATGCAACCAGTCCTGGACCTGGATATTCTGGATTTGATGGATCGCTATTCTTAGGTGCTTGTCCATCTACTTTATGCCTACTAAACCAAGGTGCCATTTTTCTTACTTTATTTTCAGAGATATTACCTGCTGCCATCTCTCTTGCTTCACGCTTTGTTGCATCAGTTAGACCATCTCCGCCAAAACCTTCTGCCAGATAATCTAATCCTCTTTGTGCATTGTTTCTAATAAATTGTGGAACTGTTCCTACTTCTCTTACTTCTCCAAGAGGTTCCATATCTTCTGATATTGATATTGCTACCATTTGATCAATTGCATCTTGTTTATTATCATGGCATTTAAGGGTAGTATAGGAGCCATCTGACTCTTCTTTAACTACCGCCCAATTGCTGCAATCGCTCTGCTCAGAAGATATACCGTATGGCATTAGTTTTTTACCTCATCACTGTAAGCAGCATCAGGATTTACTGGATCAATTAGTGCTACTTGCTGTAGTTGTGCTGAAGGAAGTCCTGTGTGAGATATTTCTTCCATCTCTAGCATCTTAGCAACATCATCTGGATTGTATCCAACTTGTACCAAAATAGAAGCAATCTCAGCCTTCATCTTATCTCCAACAAGTGGTGCTTGTGAAGCATCAATGTTTTGTAGAGGAAGTCTATATTGATCTCCTGACTCACCAAGTGATGATAAGTCTTCGTAGTTGCGTACATCGTTTAGTGACAAGAAACCTTCTCTTAGTCCCTTTGTGTATGCATCAAAACGCTCTATTGTAGTACCACGCAATAGTGCATCAAGGTTAAATCTAACAAATCCATCTGATTCAGGAAGTAGTGGAGATAGTGCTTGCTCTAAGCGCTCTAATAATGGACGCAATGAATGCTGTACAAATGAAAGGTTTTGTGCTTCAACTGATGCGTAGGACATTGCTCCTTGTGTGGGATGACCTAATAGGCTAAGCGGGACACGGAAAATTCTCGCAATGTCTTCTACGTTGAATTTTCTGACTTCAATTAATTGTGCGTCAGCAGCGTTTAGTGATAGTGGCTTAAATGATGCACCACCAGAAAGAATGCCAACCTTACCAGACATGTATGGTCCAGAGTGTGATTCTTGCCAGTTACGAGCAATGTCTCCTGCTTGTTCTGCGTTTAATTCTCCTGCAACTTCAATAACTCCACCAGGATTTGATGCGTTACCAAAATATGATGCAGCATATGTGTCAGAAGCCTGTGCAATACCAACAGACATACGGCAAGCACCAATTGGGCTTAGTCCGTAGTGTGATCCTGGAAGTCTAAATAGAGGAATATGAAGAATTTCATTACTTGTTAAAATCTGATCATAGATGCCATTTTCTATATCTTTAATTCTATAGACAAGTGGCTCACCTGGAATAGGTCTTTCAATTCTTACTTCATTTGGGTTTAATACAAATAGTTCTGTTACTTCGTTATTATCATCTCGTACCGTCAAAATAAATGCGTTACCATGTAGATGTAGAGAAGTAATTACTTGCTCAATAAATTCTAGTCTTGTTGATTCTGGGTTTGGCTTATTTACCCATGCTGGAGTCTCTCCATAGACTGCTGCATATGAAAGACGATTGCGACCTCTGCGTACATATGCACCCATTGGCAATGAAGAAATAGTATCTCCAAGTAGTCTTACACAAGAATAAACGGTAGATGTACGAATAGCAGATTCTGTATCAACATATGTACCAGTATTGGCAACACCAAATAAAGGACGTGGAGGAATTAACGGAAGTATGTATTGACTATTCATATCTCTGGATTCTCCAGATGCCTTTAATCTTTTAGACAGACTCATAGTTTACCCTTTTCCTTAATAGTTAATTCTACCATGTTGCTATACCTACTCGCTTCCAGGTATTTGTTGCTGTACAGATGTATATGTAATCTGCATCCCAAGCGATTTCTCCAACCACTCCTGTAGCAGAAGCAGATGCTGGAGTCTTGCTGTTTATTTCAAGATTTCCATTAATTTTTACTCTACCTGTAGTAGATCCACCTGTTGAATCAAATTTACCATAGATTAAAGGTGTTGATGTGTCTGAGTTAGAAATGTATAAATTATCAGAGGTTGTTTCAAAATATCCTGCGTTATTTCCAAGGAATACATTTCGTGAACCAGAGGTAGAATTTCTTCCTGCTTTATATCCAACAGCAGTATTGCTTACTGGTGTGTCAAGTGTTGCCACTGGTGCTTGGAATCCTGAACCACTGCCACCAAGGGATGCGTTGTTTGCTGAAAATATCATTGATGAATTTATTGATGCTCCACCACTTGTTATAGTTACTGTTGTAACCGCTCCTCCAGAAACAACTATAGTTGCAACTGGAGCGGTAAATGCAAATACTGTTCCTGAGTCAACCCTAATTAAAGTAACTCCAGTATAAGTTCCGTCAACATATCCTGATCCACCAGTAATTGTTCCAACTGTTAAAAGGCTTGATGTACTAAGTCTAAGTGCATCTCTACCTAGGGCTGTATGAAATGATCCCTCAGTGTTACCAAATAGGCTGATTGCTCCAAGAGCAGTATTTTCTGAACCAGTCTTATTGTTAATCATTGCAAGTTCTCCAACAGCAGTGTCATAGAATCCTGATGTAATCCTAAACATACTGGCGAATCCAACAGAAACATTACCCTCACCAGTAATTGCAGTTACACCATCTCCTTGTTGTGCAAGATTACCAATAGCAACATTGTCAAGGCCAGTTGTATTATTTAGTAAAGCATTTGCTCCAACTGCTAGATTATTTGATCCTGTTGTATTTAATTTAAGAGCCGAAAATCCAATTGCTGCATTTTGTGAACCTGTTGTATTTGATTCAAGAGCCTGCGTTCCAACAGCAGTTAAACTATTTGACGTGTTATTACGCAAAGCAGATAATCCTACTGCGGTATTATTCGCTGCCGTGGTTTGAACTAAACTTGCTTCAGTTCCAACTGCTGTATTATTTGATCCTGTTATGTTGGCACCTAAAGCCTGATATCCAAGAGAAACATTTGACTGACCTGTTGTGTTTGCATCCAAAGCAAGAGATCCAACTGCTGTATTGCTACCTCCTGATGTGTTGCTAAAAAGAGCCTGATTGCCAACTGCAGTATTGTCAGATGATGTTGAGG